GGTATCCTACCACCTAATGGCTTAATGGGTGCACCTCTCTCTACATGCCACCCATGAGATCCATCACCGTACTCCTCTTTGTAGGTACCTGTGAGCATGAGGTGCAATTGCTTCTGCTTAAGTGTATATCCTGATGCAGGATGGCTATCTACTGTATCCCTTACATCATTCCTGCATGAATTTTCATGGATGTGGCCCATAACGAATACATCAAATCCTTCATAAAGCTCTAGAGCCCTGGTTAAATTAATAGCACCTTTGGTAACTATACCACCACCACCTGATCCATGGAAGTACTTAATCTTAGTGGTAAAAGATGAGGTAGAGCTCTCTGGTATTTGCTTAATTATTATCCATCCACCATAGCCACCTACCTGCACATTAGATCCTGCTTTAAAGTTTAGGATATCTACAAATCTCTGCAGGATGTCAGTCTCTTGAAATTTAATTATAGCAGTCTCATGGTTACCGTATCCTATTAGCTTAATGATATGTGCATAGGGTAGGAACCACTCTACAGCTGTCTCTACTATGCTATCTAAATACCTAGCATTATTGTGCTCAGGTCTTATATCAGATTTGTTACGCCTGTTATCTCCCCTCCCTTGCATTAAACAGAACATATCACCATTAATCATTACAGGAATATCCTCTTTTAGGCAGTAGTCTAGGTGCCTTTTGATTAGCTCTCTATCAGTGTGTGGGTTATCCCAGTGCAAATCACTAAGAATAGCTACTTTTACTTCACTACCTGCTAACACAAGTTCGTGAACATTCTTACCATGTCTAATCATAAAGTTATTTAAAGGGATTGTATAGTTTATCTAGTAATCTAAGAATAAAGAATAAAGCTATCCCACAGCCAAATCCTATAAAGAATAATCTCCAGCTGGTCTTAGCCTTAGTTAGCTGTACCTCTTTACGCTGCTCTTTAGCTTCCTTATATATGTACTTATACTTAAGTACATCCTGTTTAAGCACCTTAGTTTTGTACCTGTACTCTATTCTAGTTTGGTACCTGGTCTTAGGCATCTCTAGGATCTGAATAATAGTATCTTTAGTGGTGATAAATTTCTCCCATACAATAGTATCATTAACTATTACAGCCACACTATCTATAGTGTTAATCTTTATGGTATCATTTGCTATGCTTAGCCCAAATCTCACAGCTTTTTTGTAGTGATACTGTGCTTTTTTAGCATCAGAGCAGGAGCCTAACAGGCATAGTGCTATAATTGGTAGGATGTATCTCATAAATTCTCTAGCATTGCTATCATTCTAGGGCAGGGATAGATATCACTCTTATCATGACGTACACTATTGTGTGTAAATATACCTGGCTCACCCCTCAAAGCACGTTTATCAATATCAAAGATGCTAGCAAAGTAATCTCTAGGGATATTATACTGATCACAAAGGTACACTAGAAGCTGTCGGGTAGACTCTATTTGTGCATCTGTGTACATTTGCCAATATATATGCCCTTTGTATGGTTTCTCTAAGATAGTTAGCTGAGTGTAATCTACTTTACCACCTACATAGTTATAGTAGTATCCATTTCTTTTAGTTAATGGTCCATAGTTACAGATCTCTATCCCTACAGATAGCCTATCTAAGCCTCTGTAAGTTACTCCTGCCTCCTCAAATACTTCCTGTTTTAATCCCAGGTGATAAGCCCAATTTTTAGAGCTGAAGCACTGTACTATTGTACCCTTGGAACCAATGATAAAAGCAGTTGCTACCTTCCCTACTTTCTGATTAAAGAATTTAGCTACTGATAATGCATCTGGTCCACCTGCTGTATGGTGTAAATAGATCTGCCTCTTGTCTGTAAGCTCATCTACGTATTGATCTTTAGATAATCGGTGTTGTATTATCTTCGTTATGTCTAAGTCCATTTAGATCTGTTTTAATTTCTTTAGCCCTGGCAAATAAGTTTTTCATACCCTGCCAAATATCAATACCTTTCACTGCTTTGTAGTTTTCATTTATACTCATCACTTCTATGCTCACCAGGATAAGGCTAAGTATTTTTGTTAGCATTAGAGGCACTGAGAAAAACTTTAAAATAATATCATTAAGGATCCAGAAGTCTATCAGGTAGAAACCAATAACGGCCACCTCATAAAGCATCATTTTAGATATGATAGTGGATAGCTTTCTAGATGTAATTTGTATTTTAAGTTTCTTAGCCTTCCATATCCCTGTTATGGTATCCACCACAATAGCGAAACCAATTAAAAATAAGATCCCTGATATAGGTAAAAAGAAAGCTCCTATCACTGTAAGTAATTGTGTAAAAGATTGTTTAATGGTTGCTAATAAGATGGCTAGCTGTAGTCTCATAGTATTAGTATGCTGTTATTATAGCCATTCTCTCTAAGGTTACCACACATACCAGTGCATACAGTTTGCCATTGGGTGATACAGCTGCAGTTATTAAACATAGGCCGTAGATCTGTATCCATGTTAGTGGTAGATATGAATATAGGGAATAGATTTTTGTTAGCAAGTAGCCATCTGATTAATCTCTGCTCAAAGAATGATGCTTTCTGTGCATAGTGCTCCATACCGAAAGCTACCTCAGCACGAGATACAGATGCAGAGTAATCACCTGACTGTGTTTGAAGTCCTTTGTTCTTAAGTTGGTAGGTTAATCCAAAGACTGCATCCTCTGCACTCCTCCATGCTATCACTGGCTGTATAAACTCCACTAGATCTATCTCATCAGGTGTAAGCGTCTGAGCATTGTAAGCTGTGAGCATGTGGTTGTAGAAAGTAGTACCTAAGATAGGTTGTATCCTTAGTGCTGCCTGAGTAGCTATGTATGGTGTTACATCTGTTACATCCACATTTGCAGTGATGGGTGTATTAACCTTAAGGTAAGTTTCTGTGATGAAGTATAGCATTATGCAGGGGTTGTTGTTTCGGTTACTACTATAGCAGCTGCTGCACTTTGAGTCATATCACCACCCTCTATAGGAGGAAGGGAAGCCAAAGCTCTCACCTCATTTATAGTCATAGTCTCTAATACTTTGGTAGCTACCAATGGGCTAAGTGAGTTAAGTGCATCATTAGTCTTTGATGTATCACCCTCAAGCTCTACTATATTCTCATTAATTATCTGGAAGTTATTGATAGTAAATTCTGCAGGGATCTTAGCGATGGTTAATAGCTCATTAAAGATAGCCATCACACATCCTCTTAGCTCCATTACTACGTTCTTTTCAAATATCACATAAGCCTGCTTAATATCTGCACCACCTCCAAGGGATCCTGTAGTACGTACACCCATTAAGATAGGATCTATAGTGTGAGCGAAACAAATCTGCTCAGTGTTAAGCTGTGATGCTTCCTGAAATAAGCTATCATTACCATTGGTAGGTAGGCTTTCTATCTTAGGTAACTGATCCTGGCTATTAGCAAAGAATGCAACAGCTTTACCAGCATTAGCAGCCCCTTTCATTCTATCAATAGTTTCCTTAATCATGTGCTTCTCCTCCTCTGATTGTGGCCTCTTAGGGAACATCATAGCAAAGGATGGAAATACAGAATTTTGTATATTAGATTTAGCAAAGTAGCTAAGCTCACCTGATAAGAAAGCAAAGTTAAGTGCTGAGGTGTATTGTGGTAGTGAATAGTAATCCTGCCCTAGTGATTTAATCTCATAGCAATAAAGTTGCTCATAGTCTGAGCATGTAACGTGGTAAGGTTTAATCTCTCTTACATCTATATTAGTACTCCAGTCCTCACATAGATAGTACATATCTTTGTACCTAGATATCCTTACTTTCTCAGGTGATACATTTTCTATCTTAACTAATTTCTTAGTGCTGTCAAAACAAAGTTTAAAATAGATCCTATTGTGCACAATTAATTGACGAGTAACAGCCTTTACCATGTGCTTTATTTTTATCTTTCTTTCAAACATGTAAAGCTCTAGCTTTTCAGGGGTAGTTAGTTTGTCAGTTGCCAAAGCAAAGCCACCACCTATCACTGCATTAGTTTTGTAATCTACTATGGCACCATGCAAGGGGCTAGAAAAATACATCTGATTAAGGAGCTGAGGGTATAGGTTATCATTACCAAAACGCACCCACATATTAGTGGCATATCTACCATTAACATAAGGCAGGGATAAATCACCTTTACCTACAGGTAAGAAAGGGGTGCTGAAAGATTGATATCCCTCCACCATTTCTGGCCCTGTGCTTTCTTTCTTAAAAAAATTATTATACCATGCCATATTTAATCGTATATTGAGGTGCCTACTGGCCCACTTACCACCATTCTACCCTCTTCTATTACTACACCTGTGGTTTGTGCAATAGTTAAAGGTAAAACATAGGGTACTGAGCTCTCATAAATTTGATATATAAACTGCCCTTGTAACAAAGTAATATCTACAGGCTCATTAAGTACAAAAAGATTGTACCGTTCAGGCCATAAGCTAGTATCTGCAGTAGTAAATAGCTGAGGTACACTAGTAGTATTCATTTCATTAGTGAAAGCAAATAGATAGTGAGGGGTAGATACAGTAGTTACCTCTGTTAAGGTTAGCACTACCTGGTTAATAACTCCCTGTTCAATGTATATCATACCTATATTATATGTTCACTTGTAAATGTTTAGAAATAAAAAAAGCCCCACTAATTGCAGGGCTAATTTTAAGCGTGTTAAATGTATTAAGATACTCCGATAGCAGTTAAAGCAGCAGAGCTCATATTAACCTCATAGGCTAAATACTCATTTTCACCTAACAAAGTAACGGCATATTTAGAACCATCTGCTCTAGCAGTTCCTGATCCTTCAGCTACTCCTGTAACTTGTAAGTAAGGGAAGTACCAATAAAGACCATTAGCATCCAAAACAATAGCAGTAAGATACTGCTGTCCTGATCCCAAAATTTTGATAGCTCTAGACTTATCAGCTTCACGTCTTTGGAACATTAAGTTAATAGTAGAAGTAACATAAGATGATCCATTGATTAAATCAATAGCAGCCTCTTCTGTAAAGCTAGATGTATTTCTACGGATGTAGTAGTTCTCAAACAATGGAGCTAAAGCCTGTAAAGTGATACCTGTGATAGACCATCCTGCCCCTGCAGATGGATCTGTAGGAGTGATAGAGTCAATGTTATCCTGAGTGTTAATCCATATACCATAGATACCCCCTGAATTATTGTCGCAACTTTTTAAAATGGCTTCGAGAGCCTGGCATGTTGTTGGCATGATTTATATGTTTTATATAAAGGGGGTTTCCCCCCTCTATGAATTAATAATTATTATTATGCGTAGTAAACGATGTCAGTTGGATTAACAAAGCTGAAACCTACTTTCATGTTAGCACGTGTTCTGATAACTGGCTCAGCAACAGTATCTGCTAAGTTCACAGCACGTAAGTCAGAAGAATCACCTTCACCATCAAATGCATAGATAAGGTTGTCTTTCAAAGTGATAACAAAAGTATCATTAGACATCCCTGGACAAAGAACTATTTTGATACCTAAGTAAGTCAAAGCTAAATCCTGAGTGATGTATGCATTAGTGTTACCTGAAGCTACACCTAATCGGTAGATATTAACCAATTGAGTAGGCATGTAGATACGCAAGTCAGCAGTTCTAGAAGCAATAGCTGCAGGAACCAAAGCGAAAGCAGCTGCTAATTTAGCACCTAATCCAGCTACACCTGTGAATGTAGTGATAGCACCTGTACCACCATTGATAACATCACCAGCTAAAACTGAAGCAGCTAATCCTTTCTCATAACCATCACACAAAGCAAGCTGTGGGTTTACAGATAAGGTATCACCTTGCCATCTTAAAGACTCAATTTGTCCTGCAATAGCGTTAGCCATCTCAGACCAGTAGAAGCTAAAGAAAGAAGCTACTGTGAAATCACCATTAGATCCTGCTGCCATTTGCAAAGAAACAAAAGACTGCTCTAAGTCAAATTGACAAACCTGAGCCATAGCAGAAAGAGCACATACGTCTACTTCATGAGAGCTTAAATCATCAGTGTTCAAGTTAGGGAAGTTACAAGGGCTAGTAGCTAGTAAGCCAGAACCAAAAGTAACTGTACCAATTTTAGTCTTGTACTTAATACCAGGTAAAGTACGGAAGTTATCAGGAATTTCACTACCTGAAAGGTAAGCTTGAGCGTAAAACGCATCAGCGTTTGGTGCTAATAATGCAGATGCATCAATGTTTAAATCAAATCTTAGTTTTCTCATTGTGTTTGTTTGTTTTTATTGGTTGTTAAATTTATTGAATTTACTTAATTTTTGCTGTACACTCATCTTTACAGCCTCTTCCATCACCTCTTCTTCTGTATCAACTACTAAAGACTCTTCAAATTGATTTTTCAAATCAGCTATCATAGCCACAAGTGCATCTACTTGCTCAGTAATAAATGGTCGTACTATCTCTAAGATAGCTTCTGCATCCATTGCAGGATCTATAGCCATAGTTTCCTCTTCTACTACTTCTTCTTCTTCTACTACAGTATCAGACATTGCTTCCTCTTCTACTACTACTTCTTCTTCTCTAATTTCAGTGATCTCACCATCAACCACAACGTAGATTTTGCCGTCAATTAAGTGTTCACCATCAGGTAATTTGTTCATATTATTTGTTTTAAGTTGTTGCTGTTCTTTGAGCTTCATGCCTAGATATCCTTCTATGCTGAAACCTACCTGCCCATCTGCTACCAATTGAGCATAGTACTCTTTATCTGTTACCTGTGCTGTTACCATTAGCGTACCTTCAGGTACTTCTATCCCAAAACTAGAATAGGCCTTATCCTCTTTTGGAGTATCTACTATCCATGCCTCAAGTACATAAGCAGGTACAGTTTTTTCTGTATCATGCTCTAGGTTAAACAAGTCTTTGTTACTCATATCACGCATAAACTTTGCATGAATTTTCTCTATCTCCTCAATAGTAAACTTAACATAGTACTCTTTACCATCCTCATCATCCTTTCGGTATATCTCCATAGGGATAAGAGCAGGTGCTACTATGCGATACTTAAGATCATCTGTAAATATCATAGGCTTAACCTGGCTATTGAAAGCCATACCCATTACTTTGATAGCAGGAGTGGATGTAAAAGCAATTTGTTCTATACCTAGATCCTCCCCATTTTCAGAGTATTCAGGATCTATAGTAATCTTGTAAACAGGTAGTTTATCTTTTGCCATACCTATATTATAATTATTCATATATTTGTAAAAAAATTAACTATGGTAACTATTTTAGGAAGGGAGATCCCCAACAAAATTGAAGAGCTGACTATTGAGCAGTTTGAAGCAATAACAGATATCAATAACAATAAAGAGATAGATCCTGTGGACAGGCATCTGCAAATCTTTGAGTATCTAGGAATACCTGAAAAGGAGTTTTTTGATTTTGATATCTCAGATTTTATTGATATTGTTAAAGAGTTCAATACTGCACCTGAGCTTACAAATCATATGGAGCCTGTAGGTACATTAGAGCTAGATGGCTTTACATATACAGCAGAGCTAAAACTAACAGTAAGAGAAACTAAGCTAATAGAAAAGATAGCCATCCATAAGCAGAAGGGATACATCTCAGATATGATGGCAGTAATGTTTAAAGCAGATCACCTTACTACTGCAGAGCATTACTCTGAGGCTCACCTTAAGTTAAAGTCTAAGCACATAAGAAAATTGAAAGCAGAGATCTGCATCCCTTACATTATGTTTGTGGCTAACAAGGTAAAAAACCAAGTAGAGAATGTACCTACCGAAGCAGTGGAGTGAGATAACTGTAGAGCAGTTTATAGAGATATCTGAGATAGATAAATCACAAGGATCCTACTACTATAATACTGAGATACTATCTATCATTTGTAATGAGTCTACTGAGGTGATAGATGATATAGATGTGGATGATATGGTTAAGATAGTTAAGCAGTGCAAATGGGCACTATCACAGCCATCTAACAATTACAAATCAGAGCTTCTAGGTATGAAGGTTAAGCCCTTTAATAAGCTGTGCCTATATGAGTACATAGACCTGGATTATTATTTCACTAATAACTACGTTACTAACCTAGCTAATATCTGTGGTATCCTTTACAGGCAAAGCAAAGTTAATGAGTGGGGTGAGGAGATAATAGAACCGTATGAATATGACTGTACTATCAGAGCAGATAAGTTCTTAGATCTACCAATCACAGATGTGTATGGTATCATTAGTGAGTTCTTAAAGTTCAGAGATAACTTTCTAAAGACCTACCAAAACTTATTCCAAGGTGAGGAGCTACCTGAGCTAACAGCAGAAGAGAAAGCAGAGCTCACACCTGAGGAGCTGAAAGATGAGGAGGATAGTAAGAAAGATTCTAAGTGGAGCTGGGAGCGTATGATCTACGGCCTATGCAATAATGATCTTACTAAGTCTGATAAGATAGGATCTCTACCCCTTACCTATGTATTTAATATGATGGGCATGAAGAAAGAGCTAGACATCTAAGGGATAACCAGGTGTAAATCCTTCAGGTGGATCTAATGCCTCAAATGTGTATACTATTCTTTGGTTTTTTTCTAGCACTTCCACCACATCTAGTATAGGAAATCTTTTAGTAAGCCACTCAGTGTACTGAGCATATATCTCAGCAGTAATCCCTGCGGAGTTTAGCTCTGCTGTGAATTGTGCTACGTAATCTCTAGGAGTAATTACACCACCATTCCATAAGAAAGCACCGTTATTAAGAAATATAAAATAGTACATAGCTATTATCTGTATCTCTAGCTTTTCAAAGCCTGTAATCTTAGCATTGATCCTGATACTTTCTACTAGTGTACCTTCACCATCTACTATATCATTTCTTAATATCCTTTTTAATATAGCAGCCATCCTCCTACGTGTAGGATATAGCACATTAAATTCACCTGTATTTGCGTATCTACCCATTATTGTAAATTTTCTACTAGCACCCCATAGCTTTGAGTGTTTGCTGTTAGTGTATTATTCTGAATTGTAAAGTGTAAATACTGCTGAGTAGTAAAATCTTTAGATATTATATCAAAGGCAGCTAACTGACCATAATCAGCATTAGCATTACTTCCTGTAGCAAAGGCTTTTATACTTCCTGATACACCTCCTATTACAGGCATAGTCCTATAGATGGATACCATACCTAAACTACCTATTGCATTAGTTGCTAATTGAGTGGCAGCTGTTAGCTGTGCATTAGTGGGGTTTTGAAATGTACTCATCCTTATCCTGGTCCTAGGAGAAGCTGCACCTAATGTAACTACCCTTACCATAAAAGAACAGCGTAACATAGAATAAACTGTTGAGGTAGGTATTGCTACAGATATTACACTGATTTCAGTAGTTGTATTTGTTATTGTAACTACATTTGGAAAAGTAGCTAGTACAGTCTTATTCTGCTTAGCATTCAATGCAGTTTGTAAATCAGTCTGATCAGATAGCGTTCCTGTGATACCACCCCATACAGCAGCACCACCACTGGCAGCGTTTATTATCTGAGTGCCTGTAATAGCAGTATTGACAGGAAGCCCTCCTATAATGGAAGTACACTCTATTAAATCTGTTGCCTGTAAGTCACCTGTGTGAGCAGGTAGATTAGGCCTCCATGAGCCCCACCATCCATTAGCCATACCTATATTATATTATCAAAGTGAAATGTTTAAATCGGCACAGCACAATCGGTCCAATCATTTACTGTAAGAGTGATGCTCATTTGGTATCCTGCAGCATAATCTAGTAGATCATTATTGAGGGGTGAGAATGTAGGCACTCCTACCACATCAAAGCTAAAGTCTGAGCTATCATTAAAGTATACATTCAAATCACTAAGGATCTGTTGTGTATCACTTAAAATTGTGATGATGTTAGCTCTATCTTTTTGGATGATATCATAACAGTATATATCAAAGCTAAACTCTGTAGTGTTTTCTGTAGGGATTACACCACTGGGTACAATATACACCAGGGGATACTTCTCATCCTGAGTAGCAAAGTTGTAAAGCTGTTCTTTGAAATCACATCCTACTTTGAACACTTGCTTATGTGCTGTATAGAATGCTGTGATATGATCTGTTATTGCTTGTAGACTGTTCATAGTTCTGCTGATTTATTTATTCGGTTTATTTTCTGTTGTGTAGATGTTACTTGAGTCTCTGATACTATAGCTGTTACAGTCATAGATGAGCTACTAGATCCACCCCCTGCACTCATGGTACCACCTGTATTAGCACTGCCAAATAATTGAGCAGATTGAGGAAGTACTGTGGCTGCTGATGTACCTCCACCTCCTGTAGCACCTCCACCTCCACCACCTCCGCTAGGGGTTGTAGCTGGTGATGTAAGTATCTGCTTCGCCTTAGCTACGTTGGTAGCAATCTGAATAATTCCTGTAGCAAATTGTGCAATACCTGCTGCACCTGCTGTTAAACTATTCATTGGGTTAGCCTGTGAGTTAGCTACCAAAGCTGAGATAGCCTTAGCAGTATCTATACCTATTTGAATAAGAGCACTGGCCTTGTTAAATTTAGCTAGCTTCTCCTGGTCTTTAATTAGCATACCACCAATATCACTGATACCTTTAGCAATATCACCTGCTAGTGCTAGCTTTGCATCCCTTGCTTTTTGATCCTCTTCTATTTGTTTTAATGTGGCCTCTTTATTAATATCATCTAGAGCTTTTTTGTGGTTGGCTTCTAGTATCTCTAGAGCTTTATGGTTACCCATTGCTAGCTCTTGGTCTTTAAGATACTTAGCTTCTAGTTCTGCTATTCTTTTTTCCTCTTCTGTGGTGGTAAGTTCAGTTAGTAAATCACTTGCAGCCTTTACCTTATCTTTCATCCTAGCAGTTTCTTCCTGTATCTGCATAGTGTTATATAAATCTAGCTTCTCTTTTAGTTGCTCTTGAGTTAATCTAGTATCAGCATTGGCAGCATCCCTTAGCTTTTGATACTTCTCATTTTGTAGTATCAATTCTTTCTCTGCACCTTCTTCCATGGCCTCTAATCTAAGCTGTGCTAGTTCACTCTCTACTGCTATCAAGTTCTTTTTTTCAGCATCTTTAATAGCTATTCTTTTTGCTTCAAGTTGTGCTGCCTCTTCTTTATTTGCTTGATCAGTTAAAGTTGTTTTCTCTTTTGTTTTTAGTTTAGTATTAGATGCTATATCCTCTCTTTCTCTTTTGAATTTCTCCTGGATTATAGCTTCTTCTTTTGCTAAACCTTCGGCCATTATAGTTATCTCTCCATCTCTAATCTTTCTAGCAGCTGCTAATCTATCCGCTGCATTAGTTGCATTAGCTGCTTTACTATCACTGTTAGCTTTCTCTCTATTTTTTGCTGCCTCTTTTGCTTCATCATCAGCCGCCTTTTTTTTATCATTTATTAGCTCCTGCTCAAAGACAGCCAAATCATTTATTGAATTTAGTCTAGCAGTATTAGCAGCTGCATTAGCCTTAGCATTAGCCGCCATTGTGGCTGCCATCTCTTTCTCAAATTTATTCCATGCAGTATAGTCACCTGTTTGCAAAGCACTTGCTCTAAGCTCAGCTACTGTTAACTCATTTTTAGCTTTTAGTTGTTGCTGAATAGCAAAGGTTTCATTTACTATTCCTGCCTGATATGATATGGCCGCCTTTAGTCTTGCTCTTTCTAAGCTGGTAGTATCCTTACCCTGTGCCTTCATGAGCTTAATTTGCCTACCCATTGCATCATCTGCTTCGGTGTACACTTGCTTCCGTCTTTCAAAACTTCTATCTCTTGCTTCTGTTTCTGCTTTAATTTCTGCTAGTGCAGCCTCTGAATTTTTCTTAGCATTAGCAGCTGCTTCATCCTCAGCGAATGTAGTTAATCCTAGTGCATCTCCTAGCCATTTTAAGGCATCTATTACAGCATTGATAGGTATCATTACAAAATCCATCACAGCACCTAGCACCCCTATCTTATCTAGAAAGAAACCTACTGCAGCCACAATAGCTACGATAGTAACTACCAATAAGAATAAAGGATTCATAAGGATCTGTACCCCTAGCTTTACAAAGGCACTGCCTAGAGTTCCTAGCATCTTAACAAAGTTACCCATACCCCCTAGTATTTCTTTGGGGTTTAGTTTGCCCATAGTAGTGGCTAGAGTGGATGCCTTAGTGGATGCTTCCTCAAAGTCTAGGCTCATTAACGAGTCTTTGATACCACCTATACCATTACTTACCTGCTCAAACTTTGAGCCCGTAGCAAATACATTTACTGCCTCATTAGCATCTGCTATCTTATCCTTAAGTACCCCTGCTTCCTGTGATAACCTAGCAATATCTGCAGGATCTGTAGCATTAGCTATCTCACCTTTGAGTGCTTTTAGTTCTGCTTTAATGGCACCGAGGCCAGATACTTTTATAGGTATTTCTACTTCGTTCATTTTATATGTAGTATTTAATTTCTATTGTGGTGCCGTCTAAGTATCCATCTACAAAGCCTATTCCTATTTGAGTGGTAGTAACTGATACAGTGTTAGAGCTTGTGGAGTACTGTGCTGATATCACCCCATCAAAGTTTACGTTGTTAATGATGATGGTAGGCACGTTTGTGCTAGATATGTATGAAGGCTCAAAGCCATCTAAGTACCCCTCATAAGTACCTACTCCTGTTCTGGTCCAGGTGATACCACCTAAGCTGTCATTTTTAACCTGTACTATAGGATCTAATAATCCTGCCTGTGTTAAGTTGGCTATGTAGATTAATGGCACTGTGCCTGTAGGTACTCCATTTAAACTATTAACCACTAGGTGATCACCTGCTAAAGTAGTCTCACTGATGATACGATCATCTCCTACCACCACTGATCTAGTGCCTCCTACTATCACATTGCCTCTACCCTGTACAGTTGCTGTAGCCTGATCACCAAACACATTAGAGTTCACCATCCTAGTAGTATTGATATTACTCATGGCCATCATTTGTATTGGTCCTATCCCTGCAGGAGGGTTGGGTACATTAGGTCCACTAGGCCCCATGAACGGGGTGAAGTTAATTTCATTATCTATACTAATCAGCTCTACCCTTGTGAGCTTGTTAGCGTTGGCATCATAGTCAATAACCTTGTTAATGTTCCACCATGAATTATCTATCCTAATCTTATCATTTAATTTCATGGCCTGGATATCAGGCTCCTTAAGATTAAACAAAGCAGTGAGCATCTTACCGTTGTTTATCTGCCCCATTGTACGCCTCCAGTATCTATTGTACAGGTTGTTATCTGTTAAGCTAGTAGGTTGGTAGTAGTAGTAATCACAGATGGCAAAGTTAATATCAAAGGTAGGGGTGAGTGGATCATCAAAGTGGCCTACCAATGGATAGTTAGTAAGGTTAATTTGCCCCAAAGATCCATAGTCATATATGTAGAATTGTCCACAGGTAGCTAGTGGCTGTCCTGCTGTAGTCTTATCATATAGGATACGTATGTTAGTCTCAGGTGCTGCACCTGCTATCATAGGAACGTATGCACCGAATTGTGTTTTGATTACAGGAGTAGGGCTAAAGAGTACATCCTTAGTATCTACATCCTTTACATATTCATTATCAAAGATAACCTCAGCTTGTCCATAGATATTATTAGTGGCGTTGGTGTAGGTAGTGTTAGGGTTATCCTTATCCTCAGCGTATGTTAGTATTATTTTCTTAGCGGTGAGCTCAGGAAGAAATGATAAGTTCTGCTCCTGGTCTTTGGCTAGCTTAGCAGTCCAGTCCACCTCAGCACCACTATCATAGAAATCATCCCTATTCTGTATTAGTAGCTTATTGGGTTGGGTGCTATCTACCTGAGCGTAGATGTTATACATGTTAAAGATACCCTTAATGAAATCACTCTGCTTTATTTTCTTAGGCACGTAATCATTAACCTCTATTACACCTGAGGATGCTATAGCATTTATATTACTGCTAGGTACTATGCTAATTAATATATTTGAGATAACAGCCTGTATAACCACTTGCCCTGATGCAGGAGCTAATCCTGATGGGGAAGTTTTCCTCCAGTTTCTAACAGATGCAACGTTACCTATTGTAGCATATTGCTGGCTTACATTTATACCCAAAGTAGCAGATGATCCTAAGCCTATTATAGTGTAACTAAGTGGTATAGTAGTTTGCACTGTTTGTGTTAATATATTTGTAGTACCTACAGGTATAGTTAAAGGACATTGCACTGCATTAGGCACCCCAAACAAAGTAGCATTAGGTGATGTGTTAGTAAATAAATTACTAAAGATAATTGGTAGGCCTGGTATTCCTACACCTACAGCAGGCTTGTAATATACATTAGCAGCTGAACCACCAGCACTACCATACAAAGTACCTCCTGATGTATTCACCAGGTTTAAGCTATACGTCATAGTAATACTATAGTCATAGCTCTGAGCATTGGCTGCACTTATATTAAAAAATGGTGTAGAATATACACCTGTAATAGGATCAAACTGCCCTTGTATATCATCTAGCTCAGTCCACCCTGTTAAGTTAATCTTAGTGGCAGGTGTTTGAGTACTTCCAATAGAAGCTATGTTACTAAATCCTGCCCAGTTGTTAGCTCCATTGATAGTAGTGGGTGCTGTCTTTTCTGCTTTGACTAGCCAATCCTGATAATCAAAATTATCTATCCCTCCATTGTAAGGTATGAAAAGCTTTTCAAATCTATCATAGCCCATGGTAGGCCATGTGTAGGTAAAGCCAGCATCTTCAAAGATTCTATCAAAGTAAGTCTTAGCAAAGATAGCAGGCTTAAACTCTTGAGTACTATATACACCATTAGTAGAAGCAGGGAGAAAGTACTTGAAGCCGTTAGCTACAGTGTTACTAAATCTATTAACTACTTGTAGTGCATTGTATATGTGGTTAAAGTCTGAGAAATCTATATCAGTTAGTTCCTTA